TGTTGTGGTACTGGTTAAGTCAGATAAGTTGTTTGCTGCAATCAATACACCCGCAGCAGATACATAAGCAGCAACCCATGCTGATCCGTCATACACATTCATAACACCAGACACAGTGTTGAAGTACAACATACCAGATTGTAGTGGATCACCATCGTTATCAGTTGTAGGATCGCTTGCTTTAGCTCCTAGATAACGGTCATCGAAAGAATCAAAAGCAGCTAACGTAGAATCCTTAGCAGCTTCTGTTAATGCCTGAGCAGCCTCAGCAGCAGTTTGTGCTGTTTCTGCAGCAGTCTGTGCTGTCTGTGCGTTAGTCTCTGAAGTAGCAGCATTGCTCTCTGAGATACCTGCAGCAGCTTCTGAAGCAGCAGCATTAAGCTCTGATGTTGCAGCAGCAGTCTCTGAATTAGCAGCAGCTAACGCAGATGCAGCAGCAGCACTAGCATCAGTAGAAGCAGAACTAGCAGAACTACTTGCAGATGTTGCTGACGTTGCAGCAGAAGTGGCAGAAGAGGCAGCAGCAGTTGCAGATGCTTCAGCTTCAGCAGCTTTAGTAGACGCTACAGAAGCCTCGTTAGCTGCGTCTGTAGTAGCATCACCTGATCCCCCTGCACCTCTCCATATAGCCATGTTACTTCCTTACTTATTAGCGATATACATTGTTACTTCAAAACCAAATCGTAACTCTGTGTATTCAGGTTTAGACCACATAGTGTTTCCTTATGAAAAGCTCCCCAAGCCTTGTGAGCCTGGGGAGTTATTAACCAACTTAGAATTAAGCTGGAACAGCTAGAGCAACAGCACTGCTATCACGAAGCTCAGCTACACCGTAAAGCATATCTGATGTGAATAGCGTACCGAGGTACTCTTGCTTGTACTGGGTCTGTGAACGTACACCCATTTGCTCAGCAAGAACGAAAGCGTCTTTATGAGCAAGTAGACAGATACGGTCAGTTGCAGAGTTACCTGCAGCAGTATCAGCATTTGTAGATACATAGACCTTAACACCGTATACGTCACCGATCTGACCATTACGGATTGTGTTTCCATTAGCTGCTTCACCTGTATAGGACTGCTCGGTAAATCGTGCAATACCCATCAAAGTGTTACGAGTTGTTGGAGGAACAATCAAGAAACGATCTGACATAGGAACGTCATTGTCATCAAGTCTCTGGATTGATCTACGGATACCAGCATCACCCAATGCAGCAGCATTAGAAGATGAAGAGTTATAAACCGTAGCACCAGTTGAACCGATGAAAGCGTTAGTTGATGTAGATGCAGTAGCGTAGTCATTTGTACCAACGGTAGCACCGTTAACTCCACGACCAAGCTGAACAAGATCAGTATCAACTTGCGTAGCAAGCGCATAACCTGCGTCATCCGTGTAGAACTTACGCAAAGAAGATAGTGCTTGTGTCTCTACGATATCTTCGATCAAACGTGAATACTCGTAGTGCTTGTTGATAAGAACCTGTACTTCTGACTCAGTTGCAGCAATAAGCGTTACCTGAGAAGAAGCTGCCTTTGCAGATGCAGAACCACGAGTAGGCTTCGGAATGTGAAGCGTATCGCCCTTCTTACCTTTGAAAGACATTTTAGAGAACAAGTTTGCAGCAACAAGATTAGCCTTATATGCTGCGATGATTTCGTCGGACCAAATCTCTGGGATAAATTTATCCGCAGTAGTCTTGGTCACATGGTTAGTACCTAGTGCCATTTTTTATTTCCTTTCAATTATTTGACACGTTGCTCCGCATAGGCAGCCATGATTTCATCTGCCATAGCTTCATAACGTGCGGGATCACGAACACGTAAATTAATAAGATCAGACCTACGATAAATTTTTCTTGAAGATGGAGCAGGCGAACCAGTATCTACTGCAGCAGCTTTTAAACCTTTTTGTGTTTCTATCTTTGCTTCAGTAACTAATTCAGTATCCTGTTGCGGTTTACTTGGGTTTAATGTATTCCAAGTTGAAAGTAACTCTTTAGCAGAATCATAATCATATTGAGTATGAGCTTCCGTAAAAAGTCTTGTTCTTATTGGAGAAGCATTAATCCATTCGTAAAACTTAGGATCTTCAATTACTTCATTAAAGTTAGAAAACTCTTGATTTAAACGCTGAGTAACCTGCTGTTGTTTATAAGACATAGCTTGTTGCTGTGCCTCTTTAATAGCAGGGTGACTATCTATAGCAGAATTAACTGCACCTACAGGATCTTCTAAATATTTTTCGTTTAAGTCAATCTCTTTTTCTTGAGGGGTTTGTTCAGCTTGTTTTTGAGAGAGTTCCCGTTTCAACAATTCGTCAGCTAATTTCCTAACTTCGCCAACTTCTTGAGCTTGTTTGCCAATTAACTTTTCAGCTTCTTGGTGCATCTTAACAATATCTGCAATAGATTTGCCTTGATACTTTCCAGGTAATTCAGGTTCAGGAGTTGTCTCTTCTTGAGGTTCCTGTTGTTCTTCTACTACCTCTTCTTCAACTTGCTCAATTTCTTCTTCTTGAATCGGATCTTCAAATGTAGCCATATATAACTCCTGTCACGTTTGTGATTCTAGGAAATGAAAAATATCACCAGACGCTAACCCTCTCTGCGCTTGTTGGCGATTCTTGTTGCCTCTTCGTGTTTTCTAGCCCACGCATCTGCAGCAGTTGGAAAGTCTCCCGACACTCCTTCTAATGCAATACGTGGTTTAGATATAATACGAAGTGACACACACTGACAAGTAGGACACTCAATGGTGGTTACCTCCTCGTCAATATACTTTTCTGTGGTGTGACCTTCACCACATCTAAATTCAAATATTCTTTTGCTCATTTTCTAATTGCTCCCAGGCTTCTTCAGAAAGTTGTTTGAGAGTTCTTATCCAATGTAGAACATCTAACTGTCCCTTACGAAAGTTCAACTCCTCTATGCTTTTAGTTGCTAGTAAGTTGTTTCTTTCTTCTATTATCTTTTCAATATCAGCTAGTAAGTCTATCCATCCCTTAGTAGCCATCATGTCAAATCTTGCTTCGTAATACTCTTGAAGGTCTTTATCCAATATGGAGTCCTCTATTAAGTTACTGTAGTGCATAAATGAGAATGATTATCATTTACAATTAGATGCATTATACCACAAAATAACTTGTTTGTCAAGCATTATTTTCTCTCATTTGCTGTTGAACAATACGTTCATCAGAATCAATTTGACGTTCTTTAAGAATCATCTCAGCAGTTTTAACACGTTTTTCAAATTCATTTTTATCACGAGCATTAATGTTAGCAGACAAACTTCTAACAAGATCAGCTTTAACTTTATCATCAAGCAAAGATGCTTCTACTAACAGCTTCTGTGCTCTAGCCTGTGCTTCCTGTGCATCAGCAGCAGACTCACTAGCCCTAGCATTAAGTTCATTTGCTTGAGCTTGTACAAGAGCCATTTGTAATTGTGCTTGTTGATTCTGCATTTCTTGCATTTGTGGATCAGGTTGTGACATCTGATCTAACTGTGCCATTAACTGTTCTTTATTCATTAACCCTGATGTACCAATAATACTTCTTAGCAAAATAGGTACAATCGGTGAGTTAGGTCCAAGCGTTTGCATCAAACCAATTAACTGTTGTTGTTCGTATTCTCTTGCAATAGCACCAATACTTGACAAAGTAGTAAACTTAAAGTCTTGCATTGGGTAACGATCAGGATCAAACTGCATATAACGATACGCAACCTTCTTCACCATCGGGATAATGAAGTCATCCTGAAACGATGCCATCGCTACTTTATTCTTCTTAACAATGGCTGACATGGCTAATGACATACCCATACCGTTGTTCTGTCCTGCATTAGATGCTGCACTCTTGACCAACTCTGACGAGTCTAGTGTGCCTGTAGCTTGTAGCAGCATCGCCTCAAATCCTTTTGCTGTTTCATAGTTTGAGGCATCAGTTGACCCAAACTTGAACGGTTGCAGGATCTCAGCAGGATTTCCATTAGTCAGGATGTTTTTACCAGGTCTGACTTCAAACTTCATACCTCTTGGTAATCTTGTAGCATCAATACCCATCATAGGTGCAGTAGTTAGTGCCAGAGAGTCCATGTGAGACCGTAGCTGGGCATCAATAGCTTTCTGCATATTGTATGCCTTCTCTACTGTTCCAACCCCGTAGAAGCGTCCAGGACGAACCTCAGGCCTATATGCAATGATAGGTCTATCTTCCATCATGTACGGACTACGTTCTGCTTTTAGTAGCGTATTGTCGTTAGCAATAACCAAGATTGCTTCAACAAGATCACTAACGTTATCTGCAGCAGAATCTTCTGGGAACAAATCTACAACTTCATCCCCTTCGTTTTCTAATTGCTCTAAGTATTCTCTAGGTACAAGACCATAGTATCTAAGAATTTTAACCTTATCGTCTTGATAAGTAGTAGACTCTGTTTTAGTTACGTCTAAGTCATCGCCTTCATAATGAGGTTCAATTTGTACTTGTCTATAAATACCAGACTCAATACCTTTTACTACTTGATATAAACTAACGTACTCTTCTACTGCTACACCTAATGAATCCTCAATAGAGTCAGCATTAGGATCAATAAGCAAGTTACGTGGATGTACTGGTTTAATTTTAACTGTTACTTTTTCTTGTTCAGTTACACCAACAGCAGCAGATTGTTGTCCTGGTATCTGCTGTGTTGTAGGTATTCGTTCTACTTCTGTCTTAACAAGAACTTCGCCTACACCCGTACCATATATTTCTGCTAGTTTTACAATAGAACTAACGTTATTAATATATGCATTATTGTGCGTATCCTCCATTAGAAGTGCTTGCATTACTTCTACATCAGTACGCTCTTGATCTCCTAGATCATCTATTATTTCAAAGAGTTTACCAGATCCTGCAAAGCCTTCCATAGTTTCTGCAACCCTGTTATCAACAGCTTGACGAGTTGCAGGACTAATGATTTTGCTACGCTCACTATCCCTAGTACGGTCTTCAGAAGCCCAGATACCATAATAAATCCTTTCATATTCATCCCATTTAGTTTCATAATTAGTATCCCTCCAGTCTCTCCACTTATCACAGTGGTCAACTACGAATGATACTAGCTCCTTATCACTCTCAGTAACTTCGTACTCTTCTACTGATTGTAATTCTTCGTTATATTGTTCAGCCATATTTCTTCCTAATTAAAAGGGTCTTGTAATAAAGGATTATTGTATAAAGGATCATCCATATCAACAAGTATAGGTTCTCCAATACCTGCTGTTGGTTGCTTAGGTAGTTTATAAGTACTAGGAGTTACAGCTTCTTTTATTCTTTGCCATATTGTATAGTCTCCTTCAGGTACTGGCTTGTATTGTTCTAAATCTTTAGCATCTAGTCTTGTCTTTCTTAATCCGCTAGTAGACCTATAAGCTACACGGTCACTGTGATTTTTAAATAAATTCTTTTTTAAAAAAGGATCATCAGTAAAATCTACACCAGCTATTTGTTCTACTGCAGATAATTCTGTAAGGTTTTCACTTAATGATGGTTGTAATACAAAACCATATTTTTGTTCTAAATAAGGAGCTACTAATTCAAAACCTTCTCTAAACTTTTCTGCGTTACCACCAGCTTCTTCAAATACAAAAGTTTGAGGTTCATCCATGTATTCAATATCTGGTCTATTTTTATTTAAAACACCATGTTCTATTTCATGTAGTAAAGTTGAAGAAGCACTAGGATCGGTTTCTGGGCTTACCATAAAATAAGGTATTGTTTCTCCTGGATGCATCCTCATTGTAAAACCTGAAGTATAATCAGATATACCAGGATAAACACCAAAAGGAACATTAAAATATAAATCATTGTCCCTAGCTGCTGCAAATAAACCATGATTAACATCTTCTAAATATGTTTGTATATCTAAAGGTTGAATAGATAATATATCATCAGCCATCTGATCCGTAGTATATGATAAATCATTTTCAAATTTATTAAGAAATCTGTATTTTACTTCATCATATATTTCATCTTTAACTGTAACATTTTTTAAATGTTCAAAGGCTTTATCTAATTTATTTAATTCAGCCATATTACTTCCTATCTATTATTTCAGCCCTAGAAGAAGAAACAACTTCTGGTTGTATTTCTTTAAATTTTACATCTTCAGAAGGATGCCAATAAATTCTAACTTTATGTGGATCTTTTCCAGTTTTTAAACCACCTGTATGCTCAAACCCTCTATAACCTTTTTGTTCAAGTGTAGCTCTAATGTCCTCAAAGTATTCTTGAATCTCATCAGCATTTAAGAAATCGGCTGTACCATCATCAACAAGATTATCATAAACTTCTCTTAAATTTTTAGACTCGTCTAATAAATAATCATAATCTCCTGCTGAACCTGTTAATGAAGCTCTTAGTAAATTTTTTGTTTCTTCACTTAAAGGCGTTTCC